CTTTTGAATTTTGAGTGGTTTTTTTTAAAAAGCTTACTTTACATTCGACACAATTAAAGATCAGGAGAAAATAAAATGAGCGGATCAAATTACGCAAGCACACAAGACGAGATTGCCGGTATGCTGGGGATGTCCCGGCAACAATTTGGCACGTATGCCAAGCGACCCGACGCACCGCGCAAAACAAAGAGCGGCTACAATGTTGAGCAGTGGAGAAAGTATGTTAAAGAAACGAAAAAGAACGGGTTGACTGGGGACGGGTCTTTGCGTGATGAGAAATTGCTGCGCGAGATTGACAAGCTGGACATTCAGATTGAAGAGATGCGCGGGGAGCTGGTGAACCGCAAGGAAGAAGAGGCGCGGTTTATGGCGCGGTGGATGAAAGCCAGAAAAGCGGTCGAAGACTGGCGTGCGCATGAGACGGCAAAGCACCCGGAGCAGGCGGACATTATCAATCAACTAGCAGACCGACTTTGCGAGATGGTACATGATTGACCCAGACAAACAGTGCAAAATTGCATTCCGCAAACAAGACCCATTGCCATCCTGGAAGTGGGCGGAGCAGAACGTGGATTACTCCCGAGCTGCCAACTACGACACGCCCTACCGTGGAGCGTTTGACCCAGACCTTATGCCGTTCTGGAAAGAGCCACTGGAAGCATTGCAGGATAACAGCATCCGGGAAGTGGCAATCCTTAAATCCAGCCGCGCTGGATACAGCGAAAATCTAATCCTCACCGATCTGCGGTACACCATCGCCCGCAATCCCGGGCCTACCATGTACGTGACCGGCAAAATGGAGATTGCAAAAGGTTTCCACGACCGGCGCGTGTGTCGTGGCATGGCTTTGTCAAAAGAGATAGAACGACAATACAAGCGGGCAAAAGTTTTGAACACCGAGATCCAGTTTCCGGCAATGGACTTCCGTTCCACCTGGGCAACTTCAGACACGGCAATCAAGTCCGATGGGTGGTGCCGCCTGTATCTGGACGAAGTGGATCTTTTCCCGGAGTTCGGGGTGGACATGGCACGCCGGCGGGTTGCTGCTTATCCGTTTTCCCACATTTGCTTCGGAGGATCCATTGACCCCAGCAGAAAAGGCGACCCGAACCAATCGCCCATTATTAAGCTATACGAAGAATCGGACAAGCGGGTGTGGGTCATGCCGGATCCAGCTGGCGGAGAGTTTGAGTGGACGCTTGGCGGGATCAAGTGGCCGAAAGAATGTAAGCAGGACGACCAATGGGATTTGGAAGCAGTAGCACGACAAGCATGGTACGAGACTCCAAACGGGACGAGGATTGAAGAGTCCGAGCGCATGGCATACACCCGCAAGGGCAGATGGGACGCCCGTGGTGAAGGCATCCGACGCGGGTATAAAGTTGTCGCGCCCATGATCCCGTTTACGGACTGCTCGTTTGGAGAGCTGGCAAAGAAATTTCTTTCAGCCAAACACCGGCTAAACCAAACCGCGAAAAGGGCGGAACGCAATCGCAACACCATCCGAACTTACATGGCCGAGTATTGGGCCGAAGCGCACCGGGAGGAGGAGCAAGTGGCGACCAGCGACAAGCTGGATCACTGCGCGGAAGAGTACGAGATCGGAAACATCTGGGTTCCCGAAGGCTGGCAGTCTGGAATCTTTGCCACTGTCGACGTGCAGAAATATCATTTGTTTTGGTTATGCCGGAACTGGGCAATCAATAAAAACGGCGAATATCACAGCGCGTTGGTGCAGCATGGAACCGCCGCAACCTTTCAAGATCTGGACACTATTCTGGCGGAGTATTCACCGCGGCAAGTTGGCATCGACATCGGCTACGCCCTGCGCCAATCCGAAGTTGCGGATTACTGCGCCCACTACGCAGACCCGGATGTGAAAGAGTCTGCGGTCATGGCCATGAAAGGGTCAGACAGTCAAAAGGTTTCCAACATCACCTACCACATCCGCGACGCCCTGGAAGGTCGTGGTGGTGGCGCATCCCCGTTTCTGGAACTAAGCTGGGCGACCGATCCGTTCCGAACCATGCTCATGGACAGCATCGAGCAGGGCAACGACTGGCACATACCCGACACCTGGCCGGATCCGCGTCATAAAAACCAATACATCAAGCAGGTCACCAGCACAAAGAAAGTTGACGGGGAATGGATTGCGCCCGGCCATGGTCAGGATCACCTGTGGGATTGCGAATGCATGCAGGCGGTCTTAGCCCGCTGGGACGGGATCATATAATTTGACAAAATTGTAAAAGTCATTTAGGTTTAAGGGGTCGAAAGGTTTTCCGTCTCTCCTCCTTCCTTTCGGTACGCCCCGCAGGGCAAGACTCTGCGGGGCTTTTTATCTTTTGACAATATTGTAAATGTTTCCAACTATTGATCTATATGTCAGCGGACACACACATCGCACAGCTTCAGACTGTTTACCAGACTTACATTGACGGGTTGCAGAACACGCTCGAAAAGGCGAAGGCGCAAGTCTGCCTTGATGCGTGGAAAGCCGCCGAAATTCAATACCAAAACATCCTTGCCGCTGAAGCGCAGTCGTACACCACCACGGGCCGAACGATTACAAAACGTGCCATCTCACAGGCGAGAGAAGCCAGAGACAGCGCGGCGGCAGATCTTGAAGGATTGCTGGGTGTAGGAGACGCCTCTGTGACTTATGTGGACAATGGAGGAAGTATTCCACGATGAGCAACAAACTGGACAAACTAATTTCCAATTTTGCACCCAGCTGGGCATTGCGTAGAGCTGCCGCCCGGCATGATATGCAAATCCTTTCCGGCTGGTCAATTGACTCCGCCTACAGTTCAGGCAACACCGACTCCCGATTGCGCCAGCACGCTGCCTTTGGCCGGTCACGACTTACGGACGAAGAAGCGGCATCCGGCGGGTATGGGTACGACGCCATGCGCATGGAAGCCATGGACTTGTACCGAAATAACCCCATCGCTCGGGCAACCGTGGAAACGACCCGGCGCTACTGCCGGCAAAGCAAAGCCCGCGCATCCACCGCATCCGTGTTGAGCCTGGAAGGCGCATCTGCTGGTGACATTGCATCCGCTCAAATGTGGGATATGCGGGCAACGGATTACTTTAACGAATACGTCTGGAACCGCGCCGACTACTTCCGCCGGCCCGGGGTAACACTTGGCACCATGCAGGACATCTTTGTGACCTTGCAATTTACGCAAGGCGACCTTGCATTTATCCGCACGACCGAAGGCTGGTTGACTGCGGAGGGCATCCAGATCCGCACGCCTTACAAACTGGCAAAAGAATCTAACATCAAAAACGGATTCCGGTTTAATGAAAAAGGGCGGATCACCCATATTTACGTTTGTGAGTTTGGCAACTACGGGAACGTAGATGGTAACAATTTCAGACGGTATCCAATCAACGCGGTAGTGTTTTGCCCCTGGCACTGGCGGGCTGCCCAATTGCGTGGCGTTCCTCGCCTGCACGGCATCATTGACAATCTGCGTGACCAAGAAGAGATCCACGACCGCGTAAAGCAAAAGGTCAAAAACGAAGCCGCTTTGCTATCCATTGAACGGGCCGGCGCACGTCGGAAGGCCCCGGGTTCTACCATCACAAACGAAGACGGCACGACAACCACCTACGAAGAAGCCGGCTATGGAATGCGGTTCCGCACTACCGGCAAGCCCGGGGAAGACTTCATGTTCGCCAAGGGTGACGCACCCAACGCCCAGTATGTGGGACTGATGGAGTACGACACCAAGATCATCTCCACCGGCGCCGGCATTCCTTACAAGATCCTGCTTTCCATGTACGACGGAAGCTGGAGCAGCAACAAAGCCGCCCAGACCGCACTTAAAACATTTGTGGGCGAGATCTGGCAGAACCGGCGAGACACCTTCCTGCAGCGCGTTTACAACATCGAAATCGCTGACGCCATCCGTGCAGGAACCTTGGATCCCGCACCCGTCAACTCCCGCGGGATCAGCCTGTTCAACAAATGCGACTGGACGAAACCCTACTTCCCGCAACTTGACCAAGAGAAGGAAGAAAAAGGACGCAGAGCCGCATTCCAGAACTTTACCGCATCGCTGGAAGACTTTGCGGAAGAGCAAGGCACGACATCCGCCAGCCTACGCCAGCAGCACAAGCAAGAAATGATGGCGCTAAAAGCTGACGCGGAAGAAGCCGGGATTCCATTTGAAATCTATGTTGGCAACCTACTGGCCAACAGCACAAGCGTCACCAGCAACAAACAGGAGACTGCATCCGATGAGATTTGAACGAGTAAGCAGAGAGTTGTACGCCAAGCCGTGGGCAATTACCGCCAGCGCATACCAAGCGTTCCACGACGTGTTCCAGCGTCACCTGCAAGGCATCCCAATGGATAAGACCATCGAGGTCATGGGTGTAAAAGTAGAATACAAAACGCCGGACGAATACGATGTGATCGATGGCGTGGCGGTGATTGAAATTGAAGGCGCACTGGGATACCGGCTGGACGAAATCGAAAAAGCCTGCATGGGCGGCGTGGATTACGTTGATATTCGGAAAGCATTTGCAAAAGCCGAAGCCGACCCAGACATCACATCGATCTTGATGGTGATTAATTCGCCGGGTGGAATGGTAACCGGGCTGGAAGAAACTGCCGAATATATCAAAAGCATTGAGAAGCCCGTCGTCTCATTTACCGACAACCTGGTGGCGTCTGCGGGATATTATCTGGCCAGCGCAGCGGACAGTATCTTTGCCACCGCATCCAGTCAGGTGGGATGCATTGGCACGCTCATGACTTGGATCGACGTGACCAAGGCAATGGAGCGCGAAGGGCTGGAACGCGAAATGATCGCCAGCGGCAAATACAAGGGAATGATGTTCCCAGGCATTCCATTGACCGATGAGCAACGCGAGCTGTTACAGGACGAAGTCGATATGCTCGCGGATGAGTTCAAAAGTTGGGTAATTGACAATCGTGGAAATGTTTCCAAAGATGTAATGGAAGGCCAAACACTTTTTGGAAAATATGCACTGTCTGAAAATCTAATCGACGAGATCGGAGATATCAACCAAGCACTAACCGAAGCCCGCGAAATGGGAACCGAACTATGAGCAGAGTAAAAACACGCAAAGAGATCAAAGAAGAGCTGGATGAAGTCAACGCCCAGCTTGAAGCTTCCCATGTTTCACACGCGGAAGATGTCAAAGCGTTGCAGGAAACCATTGCGCAAGCCGAACAGGCCTTGCTGGACGCAGACGCCAAATACGCCGAACTGCTGGCCGAAAAAGAAGAGGCTGAACTGCAGTTTGCCGAAAGCGAAAAAGAAAACGCCCAGCTGGTCGAGTTCAATGAAAAGCTGATCGAAGCCAATTCTGAGTTCGAGAAAGAAATCGAGCGCCATAAAGCTGCTCTTGCAGATCCCGCATTTGTGGACGCCACCGTGGTTAAGGTCGAAGTCGACCAGGCTGTGGAAGATGCCGAAGCAGACGCACAGGAAGCCAATCCCGCCGAAGAAATCGCCGAGCCTAAAAACGAAGCGGAGCAGTGGGAAGCAATGGAAGCAGGCCCTGCCCGGCAAGCATTCTGGAACGAACACAAACGACTGATCATTAAACAGATCAACTCCCGCGACTAATTTCCCGGAGTACAAACCCAACATAGGAAAAACTAAACATGGCTAATACCCTTACCACCGTAACCGAATCCATGCTGCAGGACGAAGTTCTGCCGGCATTGAAACTGGGACTGTCTCCGCTCAACGCGATGTCCCTGCAGATCGCCGAATCTCCCGTGAGCGTCGGCGACAGCGTAACCGTGCCCATCGTGTCTGCAAAGACCGCCGGTGCATATTCCACCACCTTCGAGTCTGGCGACAGCACCACCGTGGGCACATCCGTGACCATGACGGCTCCCCGCTTCTCAAGCTGGTACGTCAATCCCAATCTTGAAGCCGCCGCCACGACCGAGCGATTCCTTGCACAAGGACGCGAAGCCGCTTATGCGCTGGCCAAGGACGTGGTTCAGCTGGTGTTGGCCAAGTTTGTGGACGCCAACATCGGCGACGTGGCCGACACGGACACCAAGGTGATCACCGCCGCCAACTACGATCTGGACGACCAGGCCGATATGTGGGCGCTTCTGGCCGCCAAGGGCGTGGCTGACAACTACTCTGTCATTCACAACATCCCCTACGCAGCCGCCTTGATGAAGGACGCCGGACTGCAGGACGCATCCGCTTACGGATCCGACCAGCTCCTCCGCACGGGTGAGCTTCCGCCGATCTTCGGCGCTCGCCAGTTCTACACCGATGCGTTCCCGACCACTGTCTCGTCTGAGAACACCGGCGTGATCTTCACCGGAAAAGAAACCGCCGCCATCGCTCTGGGCGTACCCAGCGACGTTGACGGTCTGGACGGAGTTGCAGGCGAGCGTCGCCAGTTGGTGACCGATCCCGACACCGGACTGCAGTTCGTGTGGCGCACCTGGAAGAACACCGCCACGGGCGCCTACTGGGGTTCCGTGTACGTGATGACCGGCGTGAGCTTCCTCCGCAACTCCGCTGTCCGTATCATCAGCGCATAAATAACAATTGCCCCACTCGTCTCCGGGCGGGTGGGGCTTTCTCTTTAAAAAAGGAGTAACCAATGGACAAATTCACAGGACTATTTATAAAAGCCAACGGCGAGTGGCAGGTGCATGGGAAAATTGATTCCGATGTAGACGGCAAAATCGAATTGCTGAAAGAAATCACCGACGCCGGCGGACAGTTTGGAAAAGGCAAGACGATCAAACAGGCCGAGCGTGCCTGCATCATTCACAGCAAAAAGGGCGTGCTCAAAACCCGCGTTTTTAAATGATGCCCCTCGCCAACTGGAGCAATGATTTACAAGAGCTGGCTGGGGACTTCCCCAGCTCGCTTGTGTATGGCTCGCTGACCATCTCCTGCACTGCATCAGACGTCCGTGAAGACATCATCATTGACGAGCGTGGGGACTATGACCCCACAAGCAAAGACGTGCTGACGAGCCTGTCAGACTGGCAGGGAACGATCCCGCCAGATCGCGCTACGGTTCAACTGGACGGCGTCAACTATTATGTTGCGGAGCGAGAAACGGACGCCGGCACGGATACTTTTCGGCTCACGCTAAAGCGGATCTAATGTCTATCACTTATGACATCATGGGGGATAAAAAAGTCGCCAAGCGCATAGGCGAACTTGCCGGAGAATTTGACGTCAGCATAGAATTTGTGGCGCTAGAGCAGATGAAGCTTTTTTGCCGTGATGTCATAAAAAAAACAGGTGGCAATCCCAGCCTGACATTAGGCGGTCAAAAGAAAGCAGGTAAAGCTGCTATTGAAAAAGACCTAAACAACATCTTTATTCCAAAAAACAAAATAAGCGGAACCATGGAGCCGTTGGACGACGGGTATATTGTCAACTTTACATCCGGCGGAGTGATGGCCATTCGATCTGACCAAGATTTGAGATCTGCATCAAAAGAAGCTATTGGTCGGATACATAGAGACAGCAGAGACCGCAAGGGCAGAACAAGAGCGCCCGCAACGTCATTTCATAATGGATTAAAAAACCCGGAAAAGTATGTGGTAAAAACCGCCGCATTCAATCAATACAAGCGGGAAGTTCAAGCACATGTTTTTACACTAAAAGCCGGATGGGTAAAAGCACTTGAATCTTTAGAAGCAAAAACAAATGGACGAGTAAGCGGTGTACCTGATTATATCCGAAGCTTGCAAAATAGAGCGCAACAAAGCGGGCTGATAAAACGCGGATCAGGCGGGAACATAGAATTGCGCGCGGATAATCGCGTTAAATACGCAGGCCGGACAATCAAACAAACCGACCTTGACACCTTAGGCCGAACAAGGCAAAAAGACATATTCGGATCTATGGCAAAACGCATGGATCAAGTTGTTGAGCGATATAACAAAGGATAGGTGATGGATCTTTACGCAATCGAAACCGCGGTCTTTAACAAGATCGACACGTTATTAAGCAACACCACCGGAAGCCAGGGCGAACTGCCAAAGGCCACCACAGGCGTCACGCCCCGTTTGTTTTCTCTTGGGTTCGGCCTTGGAGATGAACCTGGGCAAGTGCCGTCGGACGAAAACTACTACGCAGTGACAATGCAAATGGATTTCCGTGGACTGTACGGATCCCGCGAAGAAGCACTTGATGACGTATCTGCACTGCTTGGCGCATTGCCTTACGGATCGGCAGACATTACCGGTATCCAGCGTCTGGACTTTGGCTCCGGCCCGTCAATCACACGCACAATCTGGGAACGTGCAAACGACCAGGCGCACGGCGGCGGAGAAGAACGCTTGTGGGCGGTTGATATTCCGTTCCGCCTGACCGTGGAAGTGTAATCATGTCACGCAAGATTACCATTCTCGGAATGGGGCCGACCGCTTACGAGCGGAAAATCGACATGGCGCGACACGTCATAGGCGAAGTCTGGAGTTTGAATAACGCTTACGCCTATTACGCCCCTTCCGAAGGTTTGCGATTTGACCGCTTCTTTGAGCTTCACAAGTGGCAGTATCTGAAGCGGTGGAACCCTGGGCACAATGGCGACCACTTCCAAGAACTGGCAAAAATAGGATGCCCAGTATATGTTACCGAACACATCCCGGTTGTACCGGATCAGCGCCTTTACCCGCACATTGATTTGTTTACGCATTTCGGCACAAATTATTTTCTCGGCAGTCCATCGCTCATGTTGGCGCTGGCATTATACGAGCATGATATGGGCGATACTGTAGACGAGATCCGAGTCTTTGGCGTGGACACATCCGACCCCAGCCATGCCCAACAGCGACAAAGCTGGACGTTTTGGCTGTCCAAAGCAATTGACCGCGGGATCGATTTGACCGGCACGGCGCTGGACTGCTTGGCCGAGCCGGAAAAAGACGAGGGGCTGCAGGGACTGCGGGAAGAGATTGGCAAGCAAATCCACGAAAGCCAAAGGATTGACAAGACCGCAGATGTTTCCCAAACTTAAAACATAACCACCGGAGATTTATATGGCATTTGGCATCACAACTGATTATTTTGGATTCGCAGACACATCCCTTGGTATTGCAGCCAACAGCGCATCAAACGCAGGGTTGCAGGCTTCTGAAGCGCAGGCAATGGACAGCAACGGAGACGTCGTTGCAAGCACCATCCACGACACTGGATATGGTCAAGCGGTAAGCGTTGACTACGTTTGCGGCAAGGCATCCAGCATTGACTTCTACGACACTGCGACTTCTAAAGATTTCCGTGGCGGCAAAGTCATCAACGGATATGTCATCACATCTATTTCCGTCAGCACGTCCAACACCGAGCAGGCCACGGTGACCATCAGCGGGCAGAAAACCATTGCCGCCGATTCCGAAGTTGCCAAGTACGACCCCGGATTTACATTCACCGGCGGGAAAGGTGCCCAGTCCATTGGATACAGCACCGACACCAATACCCGCCTGACCGGATCGTCTGCATCCTTTAGCGTACAGACATCCCGCGCAATGGACAGCACCAACGAAGAGTTGGCTCTTGACGTGTACGGTGGCCGTCTTGAAGTGACACACGATCTTGTCGGAGTTACCGCTGCTCCAGGTGGGGCGGCTGATACTGGGTTTACCCTGTTGACCGGCCCGGGTGAGAGCGAAAGCAACACCGAGTACGGCACTGGATCCGCAATGGTCTTCAAGAACATCTCCGCCAGCTAATGAGCTACATTGAACGAGTCAACCGAAACGGCCAAACCGAAGTTATCCGAGCGGACATGGTTGCATCCGCTGGCGGAGGCGGAGATCAATGCCCTGACGAGGGAGGGCATAAGCTGTACGCCGAACCAATTGGCGATGATCCACGAGCTTTGCAAGCGGACGGACTCACCGACGATCCGGGAAGCGACAGCGACGGGGACACCGCGGAAGCTGGGGAGTAGGCTACTCTTTCCCCTGACATTGCAGGCAGCGGAGTGGTATGTATGGGCGATTGCTGAACTTCCGTCCGAATACCACGCTGCATGTTTGATTATTGCGCATGAACACGCGCGGGATTTGGATTACTTCCTGCCCCTGTACCACACGCAAGCCGCAAAAGACGAAGCGTTAAAAATGGCGCGAACAATTGACGCCACCGCGGAAGAGGTTGAGCTGGTGCTTGAATTGCTTAATCCAGCCGAGGCTGGAGAAGTGGCTTCGGAAGAGCCGACTGACTTTGAAAGCGCGGTCACCCGGTTGGTGGCGCAGACTAACATTCCCCCAGACGTGTGGCGTGCCAGGGTGAGCCTGTCTTACATTGCCCGACAGGCACAGGCGCTTAATGAAATGAACGGCGACAAAAAGCCGGCGAACGATTACATTCAGGCCGAGCGAGACGTGGGGCTTGCACTAATGGAAATCCGAAAGGAGCATAAAGATGGCGCGTGAAGTTTCGATCGTAGTAAGCGCAAAAAACAAGATTGCCGCCGGACTCGGGGAGGCGCAAGCGTCTCTGGCTAAGTTTGGAGATGGCGTCAAAAAGATGGGCGCTGGGATTGTAAGCGTATTTAAGAAAGTAGCAGTCGGCGTTGGCGCAGTTGGTGGGACATTGGCAACTTTGGGCGGTATTGCGGTTAAAGCTGCATCAGACGCTGCCGAAATGCAGTCAAAATTTGACACCGTGTTCCGGGGATTCACGGCAGACGCAGAACAATTTGCAGAAAATCTTGGAAGCGCGACGAACAGGAGCAAGACAGAAATCAAAGGGATGATGGCGTCGTTGCAGGATCTGTTTGTGCCTATGGGAATGGCACGCGGTGAGGCAGCAGATTACTCAAAGAAGATGACGCAACTGGCAATTGACGTCGCCAGTTTTAACAATGCCAGCGACCAGAAAGTGATTGAAGACTTTGCATCTGCCATGACGGGCAGTAACGAAGTCATGAAAAAATACGGCGTAGTGATGACTGAAAACAGCATCAAGCAAAAAGCCGTGGAAATGGGGTTGGCAAAAACGACTAAAGAGGTCAGCGAAGTAGCAAAGGCGCAGGCAAGATACCAGATCATCTTGGAAGGCACGACCGACGCGCACGGGGACGCGGAAAAGACGGCAGGCTCAATGGCCAATCAAATGAAGGGCCTAAAGGCTGCAGTATCCGAGGCGACAATCGCAATCGGTGCGCAGATAATGGACTCAGCCCCGCTTGCCGATATTGTGGGAAAAATCTCTGGGAAGGTAAAAGACCTTACCCAGAAATTTGAATCCTGGGCAGAATCTGGTGGCATAGCAAAAACCATTCGTGATATAAAAGTATGGGCTGCAGAAACAAAGGCAAAATTTGCGGAAGTGGGTGCGGTTGTTGGCTCGTTCGGAGAGTGGCTCGGGTCAAACATCTCTGCAATGTTCCAAAACCTTGTGGACGTAGCAAGGGAGAAGCTGCACAAGGCAAAGGCGGTAGTAGAAAACTGGTCTTACAATATAGGGTTGGAAATCAGCGCGGCATTAGATCCAAACATTTCCCGCAAAGACATTCAAGACCTTTACCGCACATGGGATCATGGGTTCGATGAGATAAAATCCGCAACCATTAACAACCTGCGGGGCATTGAAGATTATTACAAGGTAACTGGTGAACAGTTGGTTGATATACAGAAAGAAAAGAACGCTTCAATCAAGGCGGCGGAGGACGACCTACAAAAGGCGTTAGACGAAAAGGCCAAGAAAGCAGCAGAGAGAAACAAAAAAGAGTCCGACGCTGCAGAGCAACAATTAGAAGAAACTGAAAACCAGCTTGAATCTACAAAGTCAACTGTAGAGGAACTTACAAATGCGCTTGAGGTGCAGAAACGTCATTATGAAGTCATTTATGATGCAGTAGACAAAACCAGCCAAAAGGTAAACGAATTTAATAAAGAGTCGAGCGGGTTTGACGTCAAAAAGTTTGTGAGCAACTTGGAGAAGCTGGCAAAAGGGCTGTCCCAAATTGACGCAACAGACATTGACCTTGCATGGCTGGACGATATACGCAAAATTGATGTAGGCAATTTGAGCGGAACAAAGGCGGCCAAATTTGTAAACAATGTTAAGCGCATTGCCGAGGGTTTGGGTGATATACCGTTTATTGATTTGCCAGATTTGTCATCGCTTAAAGACCTTGAGATCCCAAAGCTGGACGCTAGAGAAGTGGATATGCTTATACGGCAAATCCTAAAGATGGACAAAGAATTGCGGTTTGTAAATCTCCCGGATCTAAGTTTGCAGCTAAACATGGATATCGCACAGGCCGACGCCATCAAGAACATGGCGGTTGCGCTAAAGGGCATCAATGGCATGAAGGCGGAACTGGCATTTAAAGAAAACATCACAAAAGCAATTGTGCAGAACGAAAAGAACACCCGTTCGATTGCTAAAACCATCAAAGACGCTGGAGGGTTTGCATAATGGCACTGCGAGATAAAACATGGGTGCTTACCCAAAATATGCTGGTGGAGGGATCCGTCACCGATGACACCACTGCCGTTACATACGACGTGTCCGGGCTGTACAAGCCGAATGGAGTCGTAAATGGGAAAACAAAGTGGACAAAAACCGAAACGATAACAAGCGGCTGGGAAAAAGGGTTCGATAATGATTTCAATATCACTTGGGATGGGTCTAATTCTTGGGAAATCTACGAAGGCGTCACCCTAGTCTTTGACGGTGTGGGAGCGGTTGATTCTCCAGATTTGGTCGCAACTTGGACTGTAGAAATATCATCGCCCAACACGGTCAATACCGCCGCAAGCGTAACAGAGGATTACGGCACCCCGATCAAAGTAGAGAATGCGGTAAAAATGACATCTAACGCAGGAACGGATGTCATCGTTGCCGGCTCAAATGTTTTAAAAAGAACAAACGTCAAAAACACATGGCAGTTCTTGGCTCTCAGCGAGCAGGCAGTAGAGGACATCGAGAATCAGTTGAAGCTTGCAAGATACAATCTTCCTGGAGAGACATTTAACATGTCGCTGGAAAGCATGCAGTTGGGATCCTTCACCGCCAATTACGAATCCATGCAGCTTGGATCGTGGGATGTAACAAGTCCTTATCCAACATCATAAAGGTTATCATGGGCGACTTTCTAAAAAACAAAGTAAAGCCCGGCGACTGGCCGAACAAGGTGCCCGCGTCTTTCTTTAATAAGGTGGACGAGGTGCTTTCCAATTTGGAATTGTTCAACGGCCATGTTGAAAGGTATTCGGACAAGTACATTTTGGTTCCGGATGAAGTAGACTTTTCTCACCCGTTTCAGGTCAAAACTGCCGTGGGACTTAATGTAACCGTGGCGGCTGGGTCTGTAAAAGGTTTGTATGATAATGGGGAATTTTATATTGCAGAATCAGAGCAAACCTTAAGCAACGGCACAAACTACATAGGGATCAGGCTGGAGATTAGCTACGATCTCCGGGATGATTTTTTAATAGGGTCTGATACTTTATCCGAATACTTCCACTTTCTCCTGTCCGCATCGGTGGTCACGCAGACCAGCGCCTTTACAGACACATGGTCTGCCAGCGATAAGTCAACCGGATACAGATACATCGACTTGGCAACCGTTACCGCGGCCGGCGGTTCCGTTACAAACATAGATCAAAAATGGGCGTCTGACTACAATGCCATCGAGACAGCTTATACATGGACAGAAGTTTCATAAATTGACCAATCCCTAAAAGTTGCCTAAAATTAAACCATGACCGCATCCACACGCACACTCACTTTCACGACCGAACGCGGATCCGCCAACGCTCTGGAGACATTCACAATCTACCAGGCGGAGAACGTGATTCTGGAATTTCTCACCACGGATCAGCACGGCGGTCTGGTCGCAATGCCAACCGACGGCACGTGCAAGATGGAGGCTTGGGCAAGCGCGGATCCAGACACCCTGTACATCAACAAGGTGGGCACGGTCAACACGACCACAAGCAAGGCCACAGTGGAGCTGGAGCCAGCCGAAAGCAACATCACCACCACCGGCAACTACCTTTACACGGTCAAGGTGTTTGATTCTGCTGGTGCCGACATGGGCATCATCGCCAAGGGCACGCTCACGGTGGCGTACAGCCCAGACTCCGATGCCGTGGACTACGTAGGCACTACCACGTATCCGGTGGCTGCTGACATCACCTACGACAACACCACCAGCGAGCTGACCGCGACCGACGTTCAGGCTGCCATTGACGAGCTGGACGCTGCGATTGACCAGATCGAGGGCACAATCACGATCACCGCCCGCAACGAGACTGGCGTGCAGATCGACAAGGGATCAGTCGTATATATCAGCGGGTCAACAGGCAACCGATCAACCATCGCTTTGGCAACTGCAACTGATGGCAACACCGCTCAAAAAACCATCGGTGTGGCGTTCGCAAATATTTCGCACAACAGCGATGGTGACGTCGTAGTCCTCGGAGAATTGACCGGAATCGATCTTTCTGATTTTGAGGACGGGGACGAACTGTATCTGTCCGAGACCCCAGGCGGAATTGCAAACACACCACCGGCAGGAGATGCAGACTGGTCATACCGCATTGGCTATGCAGAAACTGCCCAAAACAATGGCAAACTACTAGTAGCTCCGCAGTTCCGAGGCACTGTGTATGGTGCTAACTTCTTTGCGGCTACAAGTGCGAGCGGTGTGCGGACGACTTTGGACGTGCCATCGAACTCCGAAGTCGTTTTGCTGACGCCTGATGCCGACACAACGCAGGACGTCTCACCCGCATCTGGCTTTACCGCGCTTCGCCTTTCTGCCGATGGGGCATTTATGGTGCTAAACCGAACCGCAGCGGATACGGAGGCGGTGTTTAACTTTCAAGATGAAGGGTTGGGAACTTGGCAGGTAGGACTACGGCGTGACCCTGGCAACACGCCAAACCCAGCACCAGAATCCAACGCTTTCTGCGTTATTGACACGCAGGACGCATCCATTCCATTCTGGGTGTCGCTCGTTGACAAAATGGTTCACGCTGTCACGGGGCTTGTGTCTCCCATTGTCAAAGCCGCATCCGCTTCAGGGATTGCGTTTAAAGACAGCACCGGCACAACGCAGGCCACCATTGACAGCAGTGGTCTTGCGCTGACCACAGACCTTGCAGTGACCGAAGGCGGGACGGGAGCCAGCACAGCACAAGCCGCCACCTATAACATTCACGACACCCGCACTGCAACCATGTCCGGGGACGAGACGCTCACCACCACATCGGCGGTTTATCAGTTCCTCGATCCAGACGGAAGCGACCGCAACCTGGACTTGCCAAACGCCACGATGTTTGTGGTGAAGAATACCGGCGACGGTGGCGAGGTTATCACAGTGCGTGATGCGTCTGATGTGACGATTGACGAAGTGGACAACGGCGTGACTTTGACTTTCCGCTGGGACGGATCTGCTTGGCAGGTCATGGGCTAATGGCAATACTCGCACCACATTCTGATCGTGCCGTGCAGGAGTATCGCCACCGCTCTGGTGCGCGTGATACGTATTGGATCAATGAGCTGGTCAAGTATGTACGCTCACAAGGATTGTATGACAGCTTTAGGATTTACCCTTTTATGCCACGCACCAATGCGGATTCGGGATCTACTGCATATGGTTTGGGCGGGTTGACTGCAAATGAGATGCAGTTGGTCAACGGACCGACGTGGGGCGCGGGTGGGTTGATTTTCACAAACTCAACTCAAAGCGTAGACGTAACTATAACTGGTTTGCAGGACACATCAGATGCTGTACACATGGTATCTAGGGTAGCCTCAGATGTGGCGTCTGTACCAGATGCGGTAGACGAGGGGTGGGTTAGTTGGGTTAACGGTGACGGACGTTATTTGGCACCACGATTTACAGGAGCATTTTCTGGAGAGACGTGGACGGCATACATTGAAGGGACTTCTTTCGGAGCTTCGCAAAGGGTTAGTGCATCTCCTTTTAGTTGGACTGCTGGGGAGGACTTAGCCTGTTGGTCATCACTGACAAATTCGGGTCTTAAAGTGTGGAAAAACAAAATGGAGGCTACTAGCTTTGAATATGCCGGGGTTTCCCCATTGATAAATGGTAGTTCTGATCTTTCGCCATCTGCATTAGGTTTTGCAAGTGGATCTCTTAGTGGGCTTCTCCGAAGCGGAGGCGTTTATAAAACCCTATGCTTCCTCACCGGCACACTAACCACCGAGCAACGCGAAACCATCACGGACTTGATCAACATGATCGGCAAGCCACCACCGTTGGAAGCGTTGCGTGAGTATGTGGCAGAGACGGGTGCGACAAACACACTGACGCTTGACCGCCTGACCCGCTATATATCCGACGAGGGGCTGTGGGACAACTTCGCCCTGTACAGCATGACGGACGGGACGAACTACGGTTCTGGCAGTTCTGTAAAAGTGCTTGGCGGTTTGACCAGCAACGACATGACGCTGGTCAATGGGCCGACGTGGGGCGCGAGCGGGATTGCGTTTGCGAGTTCTAGCAGTCAGCATGGGAGCATTTCTGATCCTATATCATCTGGTACAATTACTGTATTCCACCGAGCAACATTAGCAGAACTATCAAACTTTTCTGCAGTTTTTTCACAATGGGAGCCTTCCTCTAACGAACGCTCATTTATGTATTACAAAAGTACAGTTGCCGACGAGATGTTTACTATCATCTCTGAGGATGGGGAAGTATTTGGACGTTATAGTGGTGGGGATCAAAGTGCCGGGATTGATATTTCTCATGTTGTCCAGTATGGCTCAGATGGTGACATTTCTTATTATCTTAATAAATCTTTACAATCCATGTCTTTACAATTTGGATCTGCTCAAACATCCAGATATGATTCTGCAACAAATTTTCTTTTAAATGCATTGCAGTCATCTGGTACACCTTTATCATTTGCAGATCAAACCGTCCACGCCCTAGCCTTCATCACCGGCACAGTCACCACCGCGCAAAGAGAAACTATCACGGACATGATCAATGAGCTCTAATCTCAAACCATGCCCGTTTTGCGGGTCGGATGCGTACATCGGGATTGCATCACCGTCATCTTATTGGTCGGTTGGTTGCACAAATCACAAATGCCGTTGTGAATGGGTGAATCGGTTTAAGGATAAAAGTGAAGCAATAAAAATTTGGAACAAAAGAAAATGAGCTTTGACACCCAATCCCTTATTGTTGCATTTCCTGCCAGTGAGCTGGCACAACTGGAATCCCATCGTGAACAATACGGTGCAGAGTTGCCACTGGCTCCAAATCACCGCCGGGCGTCTGCCGAAACGGTCAAGACGCTTCTGGGTCACGACGACAAAGGAGATGGCGTGTTGCGAGCCGGGATAAGTCCTACATCCGTATCCGCTCGGCTACTCACCGACGGGCGATATGCGGTTGCAGGTCATTGGAGCCTGGCACTCAAACAGGCGTGGGAAGATGGTGAAATTCAAGCCGAGATTTTGACGCCGGCACAACTTCAATCGCTAACACCAGAATCGGACATCTGATGACTCAGCCAATTTACAAAATCATTGAAATTGCTCTTGCGTTGCTTATACCGCTCGGAATAGGCTTAATCGCATACGGAACTGTCACCGCTCAAGTCCATGTGAACACAGAGAGAACGTATGAAAACCGCAACCGCATTTCCACACTGGAGACAAAGCAGGCTGGATATGATTCTGACATTCGGTGGATCAAAGAAACTTTGTTGGAAATAAAAGAAGAACTCAAAACACGATGAAAACACTGCTTATTATTCTGGCTTTGTTTCTGCCTGCCTGTGCTACTTTTCAAAAGCGCAGGATGGAGGGAGGCAGTGAACAAGAGCGGGCGATGGTTCACGGCGCATTCAACAGCCAGATCCCTTTCCTGCGTGCGAGAGGATTCAATGTACCAGACCGGCGGGATCAGGTGCGTCTACACCCACGGGCAGCCGATGGTCAGGTGCGACTGAAATCGGGTCGGGTGCAGGGCTACTTTAACGGGACTGACGGGCGCAAGATTGCTGGCAGGGCCAAGGGATTCTGGATTGAATACGCCCGCCCAGCTACGCCGGAGATGTTTGATCACGAAGTTAAACACCTGCTCCTCGGATGGGGCGGATACCAGGATGTAAATGATTCTCACGACCGGCGTGCGTTCCCAGAGGGCGGAACGATCCGGTGAACTTACAAAAAATAATTCTAAAAAAGTGGTTGCAAATCGCGAGGCACTTTCCAATCATACGGATTATACCAGTCATAGGAGCTGGCAAACCCAAACCCAGAGAGCAGAATGAAGAAGATACTGATCGCAGTGGTGGTGCTTAATATCGCACCAGGATGTTCAACCATCCGAGACGCCATTCCGCAATCCGCTCAAACAAAGGCGGACTATTACGGCAAATATGAGTCCTACACCGAGGCCAAACTTGAACTCATCCGAAAACGAAAAGAATACTGGCAAGAACAAGCCAGAGAAGAAGGAGTTGAATGATGAAACGTTTGTTTGCACTTGTCATTGTATTTAGTGCTGGTGTTGGGTTGGTTGGTTGTTCCGATCGTGCTGGCGCACTGCTGTTTGGGGAGGACGACCAAGAGGATCAGAAGTTCTACGCGAGCGAGGGGGCGACGCAGATCATCGGTGACGGAAATACGTTTACCGAAATCAATAACGCACCAGCACCCACACCTACACCTACGCCGTGAGAGAAGTTTACCAAGGCACTGACGTGCAACAGGCCGGGCTTATGTCCGATCCTATTGTACGTTTGTTGCCTGGCCCTTTTGCAAGTTCTCCATACGAACTGCACGATGATGTGATTTACTACAGCAAGGTAGCCAATAAAACCATCCTTGTGCCGGCCGGATTCAGGTCAGATCTTCTTTCAATCCCGTGGTTTTTTAGACGCATCCTACCGAAGGGTGGATATGGCAAGCGGGCTTCGATTGTACACGATGCCTTGTGCGTGTACCAACCCGATTGGTCTACCGGCAAGCTGGCAGCCAGAATCTTTTTAGAGGCGATGGAACTCGACGGCGTTCCTCGGTGGCGACGCAAAGCCATGTTCTATGCCGTCTATCTTTTCGGCCCTCAATGGGACTGACTAAAAAACAAAGGAGAGAAACATGACGAAGCAAGAAGCAGAAGCATTGATCCCGTATGCCCGCAGTGAAAATGCGGTGCAGTATCTGACACTGATCGCCAGCGGTGAGGAAAACTCAATCCGTGGCATTGCTCGGAGGCTTGGCAAGGGCAGGACAACCGTGCAGGAGTCCATCAACCGCGTCAAGCAACACGCTGCTAAACATGGTGTGGACTTTAAAATGGGGATGCGTGGCGAGTCTGTTCCTGCTGGGTTCCAGTTGGACAAGAGTACAGTCCACATCAAAGACGGCGAGATGATCCAGCGTTGGGATCGGGTCACGCAGGACAAGGAGGACGCTCAGAAAGCGGTCATGGACGCAATCGAGTCCGCTTGTGCAGGGCTTCCAACTGCGCCAAGGGTTGCCACGCCAAAAGCCAAGGCCGACGGGTTGATCAATCTGTACACGATTGCAGACCTTCACATCGGTTTGTACGCATGGGGACGTGAAGGCGGAGAGAGTTACAGTACCGCAGACGCACGCAAGATTCTGTGGACGTGCTTCAGCGACATGATGGATCGGATGCCGGATGCGGACGATGCAATCATTTGTAACTTGGGCGATTGGATACATTACGACGGTCTGTTATCCATGACGACGGCAAGCCACAACGTGCTGGATACGGACAGCCGATACCAGAAGCTGGCGGAGGTAGCGGTAGGCGTACAGTCGTGGATGATCGAGCGGGCATTACAGAAGCACAAGCGGGTCAAAGTCATCAATGCCGAGGGCAATCACGACGAGGCTGGATCTGCTTGGTTGCGGGTGATGATGGCGCACGTTTATCGCAACAACCCAAGAGTGACAGTGGACGATTCGCCTGCTCCTTACTACGCCCACCTCCACGGGCAGACGATGTTGGCTTGGCATCACGGTCACAAGCGCAAGGAGAAGGATCTGGGTGGGCTGTTTGCGTCTGATCCTGCATTCCGTGAAATGTGGGGACAGGCAAAACGGACGTACATCCACACGGGACACCTGCACTCGCAATCGGTCATCGAACTGCCTGGCGCAGTGGTGGAACGCCATCCGACGCTTGCAGCCCGCTCAAGCTACGAGTCCCGTGGTGGTTGGCAATCGCACCGAGCCGCCAAAGCGATCTGCTATGACGACAAGGGCAACGAGCGGATGCGGGTGACGGTAACGCCAGAGGGGACTCCATGAGTTTGCGATACGAGCAATACCGTGCCTTGCATGCGACTCGAAAACTGCTCATGGACATCCACCGGCAGGACGTGAAGCTGGAGGAGTTGCAGAAGCGGTCGTATCAGTGCCTGCGACACTACCCATTCTTGGATGAACGTGGTGCGCCGATGTTTAGCCGGGATCCATTTGAGTGCCCAATCATAAATAGGCCATGAATCTGGTGGGCGAGATTTTGCGGGTG